TCTTTTCCATGTTGGATCTGGCCTGGGAGTACTGGGAGCCGGTCGGCGGGTTGGTGCCGCGCCAGGAAATGCGCGGCATTCAAGGCCTAGCTAAGTTCTTCGAGGCGCAGAGCGGAAAGCCGGGACAGCTCTCGAACGCCGTTGCTGCATACATCGAAGGTCTTGAGTCGGCTCGAGCCGAGCGATTTCCTGCGGTAGACAAGTCCCGCGAGGCATTTCGCGAGTGGGTGACTATCGAGGCTGGGCACTTCCACCTGGTGCGCACTCCCGACGGCGTGCGCAAGGAGGCCAAGTCGATTAGTTGGTCTGCGATGGATGACACCGCTTTCGAGCCACTTTATCGAGACGTGTTCAACGCTTGCTGGCGGCTGGTCCTGTCTGCTCACTTTGAAACCGAAGAAGTGGCATTGGCTGCTGCCGACCAGATTGGGAGCTACGCATGAATCATAACTTCAAGCCGGGCGACCTGGCGCTGACGATGATCGGCTTGAGCATCCTCCCTGCGGGGAGTGTTGTTGAGCTCTACAAGGCAATAAACCCGGGCGACAACCTTAGCACCAAGCGCCATCCAGTTCCCGCAATGCGCAAGGGCTGGTGGTGTGCTCATAGCGTAATTGGAGATCGCCTGCCATTCGCAGAAACGAGCCTGATGCCTTTGCGCGGTAACTTCGCCAATGATCGGCAGAAAGCCAAGGAGGCTGTATGACTATCGAAAGGAAGCCGACCAAGCCGAAGAAATGCAGAGTTGCAGAGTGCGGGGCCTTATTCGTGCCCTCGCGCATGGGCCAGGCGGTGTGCAGCCCGGCCTGCGCGATCATCGATGCCCCACGGCACGCGCCCAAGGCCAAAAAGGCGCTTGCCCAAGTTGGTCGAGCTGAGATCAAAGTTCGAAAGGAGAAGCTGAAGAGTCGGTCGGATCACTTGAAGGACACCCAACAGGCATTTAACGAGTTCATTCGGTGGCGCGATCAAGTTGCGGGGCATCCGTGCATCTCCAGCGGTCGGCCATTGGACTGGTCCGGCAACCAGACAGATGCAGGTCACTATCGGTCAACAGGGGCAGCACCGCACCTCAGATTCGATGAGCGCAACTGTCACGCACAAAGCAAGGCGGATAACCGGTTTCTCTCTGGAAATGCCGTCGACTACCGGGTCGGTTTGATAGCTCGGATCGGACTTGAAGCGGTCGAGGCGCTGGAGGCGGATCAGTCGGTGAAGAAGTACACAGCGGAAGATTTGAAAGCACTTACAGCGCATTACCGGGCGAAGACAAGAGAATTGAAAAAGGGGGAGGTGGCATGAAACTGATCAACGCAAGGCAGGTATGGACTGAAGCTCAGCACGAATCGAACGCGTCTATCAGCGCTGTTGCGATTGACAAGGCGCAGTCGGCACCGATCAAGAAGGGGCAGCGTATGCGCCGCGCCGAGGCCGTGTTCGCTGCGCTGGGGGATGACAAGGAAGAGCGCATTCAGGTTGTGCGCCAAAAGATCAGCATCAGCGAGACCCGCAGTACGCCCGCCGGCCGCTCCACCGCTCGCGCCGCGCACCTGGCCACCATCGGCAAGGTACTGCGCGCCATCGACACCTTACCATTCCAGATGCAACAGTTCGGGCACTACCTGTACCACCCGGCGATGAACATGAAGCACCTGTTGAACGCGGTGCTGCTGATAACCGCCAAAGCGGCGCTGCCGGACCTGACTTCGGCCAAGCGCGTGAAGGCGCAGTACCTGGTTACCCTGGCCCTGCAATCGTACAAGGGTGAGGTCGCCGGATCGGCAGAGTGGGGGCCTGCCCGTGTTGCCGCTGAGATGCTGACATTCTTCGGCGTCACCATCGACCCGAAGAACTGGACGCGTGACTGGCTCGACCTGTGGGAATCCCTGAAAGAAGTGATCAAGGAGGTGGATATTCAGGCTCAACAACCACTATGGCAGGTGATCCACTCGGAAAAAGATCAAGAAGCGGCATAATCATATTGACATGACGGGGTTTTGCGCGTACTTTTCTCATAGTGCACAAGTAACGCGAAACGCACACGAAACCCTGAACCCGGCAACTGCGCCGGGTTTTATGTTGCTGTTGTTATGCAGATGAATGCGCAGGCTGATGCGCATGAGTGGGGGAACTGGTATACCCGACCGGCCTTGTGTCCGGTGCCGTATGCGAATTGACGCATGCTGCCCTCCAGTTGGCGCGACAATTGTCACCCTGCGGGTTCGAATCCCGCCTCTTGAAGAACTGGAAATGCCGGATATCAGCACCGGCCATCTGCACCCATTTTAAGCCTCGCCATCGTGCGGGGTTTTTTATTGCCTCTATTCCGATGCTCCTCGCTGCATCTTGGCCTCACCCTAATGAGGCCCTTTTAATTCCCCGGTGCCCCCATGACAGAAGTATCTCGCATTGCAGATAGCACGGCGTTCAAAGTCGTCGTTCCGATACTGCAAACGATCCTGTCGGCGGGCGCAATCGGTGCGTTTGTGTACGTGGTTGGATCGCTTGGATCGCTCCAGATGCAGCTCGCCGCCTACCAGACTAACCAAGCCCTGATCGGGCAGAGGGTTGACTCTTTGGAGCGCTCGAGGGAGTCGACAGACAAGTTAGTCGATTCCCTTCGCACATCAGATCAGCGTCAGGAATATCAGATAGGCAACATGGGCGAGAGCCTGAAAGAATTCGTGAAGAACGGACGGCCGAGATGAATCGCCTACTGATCTTCATGCTGCTCACGGGTTGCGCGCAGACAGAGCCAGCTCGACCGGCAGACACGCACACAACGGTTTACCGCTACACCAGTCAGGCTTGCGAGCCAGCCAAGCCGAATGAACAACTCAAGGCTGCACTGAAGAGTCGCGATGAATGGAAGCGATACGCCGAAAGCCTCGAGCAACTACCCGCAGCGAAGAAAGCTCATGACACTAATCCCTGAGTGGCGAAAGTTCTGGCGCATGACCAGCGTTCAATTAGCGATCATCGGCGTTGCCCTGAATGCGGCTGCCGCCGGCTGGTCGGCGTTCCAGGGTGCGGTAGACCCTCTGGTCTTTGCATCCGTGAACATGACTCTCGGCATCGGGGTTGCGGTGTTTCGAGTGATCCAGCAGCCGAAGCTGCGTGAAGAAGCAAACAATCATGAGGTAGATGGAAATGGCCAAGTCTGATCAGAAAGATTCACCGGTCACCGCAGAGGGCGCTGTGATCGCCCCGCAAACTGTCAACACCGACAAGGTAGATGGCATTGCGATCAGTCACACGGCTCACGCCACGGCGAAAGAGATGTTCGCCTCTTTGCTGGCAACTGCCGAAGAAGACGTGAAGGCCATCGCTCGCGAGATCGGCACATTACTCCATTTGCACACTAAGGCGTCTAACAGCGCTGACATGACCGGCGACTATGTGGCTGGCGACTTGAATAAGTGAGGCGTCATGGTTGCCAAGACAAAGCCTGTAGCCGCAAAGATCACTATCCATCTGACGCACGCGAAGGGTGAAGAGCCAATGGAGTACAAAAGTACTCTTGTCGATCCGGTGCGAATCAAAGACGGTTTCGTGTGCATCTACATGCTGGAAGGTGAGGGTGTGAAAACCATTTCCTTCAATCGTGATGTGGTTAATGCATTTACCGTGACGCCAGTATTTGAAGAAGAGTAGCCATGACCGATAAGCAACTACCCGACTGGGAGCGCATCGAGCAGCTCTATCGGGCTGGCCTGCTTTCGGTGCGTGAGATCGGCGCTACCTGTGGTGTGTCCCATACCGCGATCCAGAAGAAGGCCAAGGCCGGGTCCTGGGAGCGAGACCTTCGGGCAAAGATCAAGGCCAAGGCCGATTCACTGGTTGCCAAAGCCGAGGTTGCCACATCAGTTGCCACGGAAACACTGGCAACCGAGCGCGGGATCGTTGATGCAAACGCCAAGGTCATCGCTGACATACGGATGGCACACCGGGCTGACATCGGCAGGGCGCGCCGCCTTGCCAATCTGTTGTTTGGTGAACTGGAAGGTTTGACCGAAGAGCAAGGCACGCTGAAAGAGTTGATCGAGCAATTGAAAGACTCCGACGACGGCGCGGATATGTCCGACGTTCTCGCCCTGGCCAGCAAGATGTCATCGCTCCCATCCCGGACCAAGACCATGAAGGAGTTGGGCGAGACGCTGAAGAACCTGATCCTCCTTGAGCGCCAGGCCTACAGCATCGACGCCAACCCTGAAGAAGACACCAAAGCACCAGCGGGGCTCGGGCATTTCTATGGAGACTTCGCCAGCAACGCTTAACCCGGCCCTGCGCGACTTCTGGCAAACGCCAGCGCGTAACCGGGTTCTGTACGGCGGAAGGTCATCTTCAAAGTCTTGGGACGCTGCTGGGTTCGCTGTGTTCCTTGCCAGCAACTACAAAGTTCGCTTTCTCTGCACTCGCCAGTTCCAGAACAAGATCGAGGAATCGGTCTACACGCTGATCAAGGCGCAGATAGAACGATTCGGCCTGACCAAGCAGTTCAAGATTCTCGACACTAAGATCGTCCACCGCCGTACAGGTAGTGAGTTCATCTTCTATGGACTGTGGCGCCACATCGACGAGATCAAGTCGCTGGAAGGCGTTGATGTCCTCTGGATCGAAGAGGCGCACAACCTAACCGCCGATCAATGGGTGATCCTTGAGCCGACCATTCGGAAAGAGCACTCGCAGGTTTGGGTGATCTTCAACCCGAAACTGTCCACCGACTTCACCTACAAGCGCTTTGTGGTTAATCCGCCGCCGCAGACCGTGGTACGCAAGATCAACTACACCGAAAACCCGTTCCTGAGCCGGACCATCCTCGACGTGATCGAGGCGGCCAAGGCTGAGGACGAAGACGAGTACGCGCATATCTACCTAGGCGAGCCGCGTGAAGACGATGACGGCGTGATCATCAAGCGGTCGTGGATCCAGGCCGCTATTGATGCTCACAAGGTTCTTGGCTTCACTGCGTCAGGCTTTAAGCGTGTCGGCTTCGACGTGGCGGACAGCGGTAATGACCTCTGCGCCAACGTAGCGGCACACGGTTCTGTCGTTACCTGGGCTGATGAGTGGAAAGGCCAGGAAGACGAACTACTCAAGTCCTGCACCCGGACCTATAACGCAGCCCGTGAGCGCGGCGCATCGGTCCTGTACGACTCGATTGGGGTTGGTGCTGGGTCAGGCGCCAAGTTCAAAGAACTGAATGACGGCAAGCCCAACCCTGTCCGCTACGAGAAATTCAATGCGGGCGGCGCGGTGCATCTGCCTGACAAGCTGTATCAGAAACCTGACATCACCAACGGCGACATGTTCTCGAACATCAAGGCCCAGGCGTGGTGGATGGTGGCTGATCGCTTCCGTAACACCTACAACGCTGTGAAAAAGGGCGAGAAATTCAAGGATGACGAGTTGATCAGTATTGCGAGCGACTGCCCGCACCTGGAAAAGATCATCGACGAACTGTCCACGCCCAAGCGCGATTTCGACAATAACGGTCGCGTGAAGGTGGAGAGCAAGAAGGATCTGGCGAATCCCAAGCGTCCCGGTGGTGCAGTTCCTTCGCCCAACTTGGCAGACGCTTTCGTCATGTGCTTCAGCCCAACACACAAGGCGCCTATGCGCATTTCCGAAGACCTATTGAGGCGCGCCTGATGTTCTGGAGCAAGAAAGAGGCTGCGCCCAAGATCGAGCCTGTCATCGCTGAGCCTGAGCGCAAGGCGATGAAGATCAATGCCGAACTGCTGGCGCAGGCGAGCGCAAAGCCTGCCGAGGCTGAGTTCGTGAGCTACGAGCCACCACATGGCGTAGTGCCTGAAGGCGAGAAAGCAAGCCTGATGGCTATGGACGAGACGCCCTATGCGTTCCTGAACAGCTTTGGTGTAGGCCTTGGCTATCAGGCATTTCCCGGATATCCGCGCCTTGCTCAACTGGCCCTGCTGCCTGAATACCGCAAGATGGTCGCCACCATCGCTGAAGAGATGACCCGCAAGTGGATCAGCCTTCGCTGCATCGGTGATGACGACAAGACTGATCGACTCGATCAACTGGATGCTGAGCTAAAGCGGCTGAACGTCCGCAAGGTGTTCCGCCTAGCTGCCGAGAACGATGGCTACTTCGGTCGCGGGCAGATATACGTTGAAATGAAGATGCCAAGCGGCGGCCTCGCCTCGGAGAATCCGATGGAGCTTGAAGCGCCGCTGTTCCTCGATCCCGCGAAGGTGACAAAGGGCTCTCTCGTCAGCTTGCGATCAATCGAGCCGGTATGGACATACCCGAAGACATACAACGCCGATAACCCGCTGTCGCCGACGTTCTACAAGCCCGACGGCTGGTATGTCATGGCTAAGTCGGTCGATAAGTCGCGCCTTCTGACGCTCATCTCGCGCCCGGTGCCGGATATGCTCAAAGCGGCATATAACTTCGGCGGCCTTTCGCTGATCCAGATTGCTGAGCCCTATGTGAACAACTGGCTGCGCACGCGGGATAGCGTGGGCGACATGGTTCACATGTTCTCGACCTCGGGGATCCTCACCGACATGAGCGCGGTACTCGCTGGCGATAGTGGCCAAGGGCTTCTTGACAGATTGGGCCTGTTCAGCCAGCTAAGGGACAACAAGGGCGTTCTGGCCCTGGACAAGGCGAATGAGGAGTTCTTCCAGTTCAACACCCCGCTCTCGGGATTAGATGCCCTCCAGGCACAGGCCCAAGAGCAAATGGCGTCGATCAGCAGCATTCCGCTGGTCAAGCTGCTGGGTGTCACGCCTTCCGGTCTGAACGCGTCCAGCGACGGCGAGATCAGGGTCTTCTACGACAGCATCCATGCATTGCAGGAAAACCTGTTCAAGGCGCCACTGAAGAAGGTCATCGACCTGGCCCAGCTATCCCTGTTCGGCGATATCGACCCCGACATCGACTTCCACTTCGAGCCGCTATATCAGATGTCCGAGCTTGAACAGGCGCAGATCCGCAAGTCCGATGCCGATACGGACGCGGTGCTGGTGGGTATCAGCGCCATCAGTACCGACGAGGTGCGTGAGCGTCTGGCTGCCGACCCGGATAGCCCTTATCAGTCCCTCGACTTGAACGAAGAGATCGATAACGAGCTGGAGGATGACGATGATGATCCAACCGACAGTCCTTCGCCCGGTTCGGCCTAACGCGGGTGTGCAGGCCTGGTATCGCAAGCGCCTCGACAACGCCGTCAAAGAGATGCAGGACTCGATAGTGTATTGGCTCAAAGCGAACTACCGGGCCGCTGGTCTCGCTGACGGTATTGCCGAGGACGAGAGCCCGGCAATGATGATGCGAAAAGCCATGCGCAAGCTGTCCCAGCGCTGGCAGGGGAAGTTCAGCGACCTCGCCGACACCTTGAGCAAGTCTTTCGCTGATCGCGCCCTGTCGAACTCCGACGTGTCGCTGCGCAACGCCATGGAGGCAGCCGGCGCTACGGTGAAGTTCACCATGACCGCCGAGATGAACGATGTTTATCAGGGCTGCATCGGCGAGCAGGTGGGGCTAATTAAGTCCATCGCCTCTGAGCATCTGAGCGAGGTTCAGGGCCTGGTGATGCGCTCTGTGCAGCGCGGCCGAGATCTTGGCGAGCTGAGCGAAGAACTACAGAAGCGCTACGGCATCACAAAGCGCCGCGCCGCTCTCATTGCCCGCGACCAAAACAACAAGGCCACCTCGGCCATGCAGAGCGCCAGGCAGCGTGCCATCGGCATCAAGGAAGGCATCTGGCGGCACAGCGGAGGAGGAAAGGTGCCGCGCCACTCCCATGTGCAGGCGAGTGGCAAAGCGTTCGACCTGGCCAAGGGCATGTTCATCGATGGCGAATGGATCATGCCAGGCGAGAAGATCAACTGCCGTTGCGGGTGGTCCCCGGTAATCCCTGGCCTCGACTGAGAACACACCCATGAATTTCGAAAAACTGGCATTCGACAGGGCCACCATGCGCCTAGTCGATGTCGACGGTCGCTTGCACGTCAAGGTCAGTCACATCAGCAAGGCAGCGGTTAATCCATACCTCGGGCGGGAAATTCCGAACAGTGAGGCGCTGGGCCTTGAGCCTGACCGGGCCTACCAGCTCCTGCGCGACCCGGGAGAGCTGGCCAAGGCAGTCGGCACGTTCAACAACATCCCTCTGCTGAACAAGCACATAGCTGTCAGTGCTACCGAGCCGCAGAAAGAATCAATCGTGGGCTCGACCGGCACCGATGCCGTCTTCGTTGATCCCTACCTCGACAACAGCCTTGTTATCTGGGACGCCTCGGCCATCGCCGGCATCCAGACCAACGAGCAAAGAGAATTGTCCTCGGCGTATCGCTACGTCGCAGACATGACGCCCGGCGTGTATGAGGGCGTGCCATACGACGGTCGCATGACCGAGATAGTGGGCAACCATGTGGCGTTAGTCCCAGTCGGGCGCGCCGGTGCTGACGTTCTTGTCAGTGATTCATTACCTGAGGAATTAATCCCCATGAAGAAGAGCCAAGCCGCCGCCGCACGCGCGGCACTCGGTGCCCACCTGCAGCCGCAGCTCGCTCAGGACGGCGCGCTTCCTACGTTCCGGGCGCTGTTCGCCAAGCCCACTACCGTCAAGGCTCTGGCTGAGGATGCCGCGAAAGCATTTCCAGATGCCAAGCTCGACGTTGCGGTCCTGACCAAGGCGCTGCAATTCGCCCTCGATGAGGCTGAAGATCCTAAGGACAAGCCTGCCGAGGATGAAGACGACGAGGACGAGAAAGACAAAAAGGACAAAAAGGCTGAAGACGAGGACGACGAAGACGACGAGGACGAGGACGACAAGAAAGCCAGCGACGAAGATGAAGAGGATGACGACAAGGTGGATAAGAAAGCCATGGACTCCGCCCTCAAAGCCGTCGAGCAGAACACTATCAAGCGCATGAACGCGATTCGTGCCGCTGAAGATGATGTCCGCCCACTGATCGGCGCCGTCGTTGCGCAGGACTCTGCTGAGGCCGTCTACAAGCTTGCACTGGATCACGCAAGCATCGATGTGAAAGGCGTTCATCCATCTGCATATCGAGCCCTGGTTAACCTGCACAAGAAGGGCCTGACCAGCAAGCCGGTTCCGCGCATCGCACTCGACGCGGCGTCTGAAAAATCCTTTGCCGAGCGGTTTCCTACTGCTGGCAAACTGAAAAGGGGTTAAGCCATGGGCTTCCAAAACACAATCAATCAACAGCCGGCGCCGGCAGTTGAAGGCGATTTCGCCAGTGCCAACCCGTATGCATCGGTCGTTGCCGGTGATACAGCGCTGATCTCGGGCGCCGCTGGCGTGACTGTCGGTCGTTTTGCCTGGGCTACCGCTGCCGGTGTCGTTTCGAACGTGCAGACCTCCGGCGCGCCTACAGGCTTCGTGCATCGCCACCAACAGGCGTTCATTACTGCCTGGCTGGGTGCAAGCTCGATGCTCATCCCGGCTGGCGTCAACATGGCGCTGATGGCTGCCGGTGACTTCTGGGGTCGTAGCACCACCGTGGCCACTATTGGCCAGAAGGTGTTCGCTTCGATCACTGACGGCACAATCGCTACCGGTGCTGCTGGCGCAACCATCGCCGGATTCATCGAAACCAAATTCACCGTCCAGGCGCCTGCCGCCGTTGGCGAACTCATCAAATTCGGCACTTGGAGCTGATCATGGAAAAAGACTTCGTCAAGGTGGCGTCCGAGTACGGCGTGCACCTCCCGGCTACAGCGGCTTACCTGAAGCCGGAATACGCCAATAACTTCGACTTGGCGATGGACGCCCAGCCGACCATGGTCACCGTCAGCAACGCCGGCATTCCGGCTTATCTGGCCAACTACGTCGACCCCGAGCTGATTCGCATCGTCGTCACTCCGATGAAGGCCGCGCAGATCTTCGGCGAGAGCAAGAAAGGCGACTGGACCACGCTGACCGCGCAGTTCCCTATCGTTGAATCGACAGGCGAAGTCAGCTCTTACGATGACTACAGCAACAACGGTTCGATCAACGCCAACGTCAACTGGGTTCCTCGTCAGAGCTACGGCTACCAGACTGTCACCCGCTGGGGTGAAAAAGAGCTGGAAATGTACGGCTTGGCGAAGATCGGCTACGCAGCCGAACTGAGCACCGCGAGCGCGCTGATCCTGAACAAGTTTCAGAACAAGTCGTACTTCTTCGGCATCGCCGGCTTGCAGAACTACGGCCTGCTGAACGATCCAAGCCTGAGCGCCCCAGTCACTCCGGGGGCGACCGGCACTGGCAGCGGCACACTGTGGTCGACCAAGGATGGCGCAGCAATCTACGCCGACATTTCCGGCTTGCTGTACGCCAAATTGATCGCACAGACCAAGGGCTTGGTCGAGCGCGACACGCCCATGAAACTGTGCATGTCCCCGTCGTCCGAGGTCAACCTGACCAAGACCAACCAGTTCAACGTTAACGTTTCGGACCAGTTGAAGAAGAACTTCCCGAACCTGACTGTTGAAACTGCGGTTGAGTACACCACCGCATCGGGCGAACTGGTGCAACTGATTATCGAGAAGCTCGATGGTCAGGACACCGGCTACTGCTCGTTCACCGAGAAGATGCGCGCCCACCCAGTCATCACCGACCTGTCGGCCTGGAAGCAGAAGAAATCAGGTGGCACCTGGGGTGCGATCATCAAGCAGCCTCTGGCTATCGCTCAAATGTTGGGGGTCTAAATCATGGCTGAGACAGTAGTTGTCGGCTGCAAACTGCCGCATGGCCTGGAAACGACCATCGGCGGCAAGACTGTTCTGCTCAATGGCGCCAACTCGGCGACCATCATAGGCGGCTACGGCCTGACCGAGGGTGTCGACAAGGCTGGCTTCGAGGAATGGCTCATCACCTACGCGGACGCGCGATTCGTCAAGAATGAGCTGATCTTCTCCCAGGCAAGCGTCAAGGAGGCCACAAAGCAGGCTGAAAACAACGCGAAGGAAAAGACCGGTCTTGAAGGTCTTGACCCGAACAAGCCAGCGCCCGGCATCGAGCCTGATCCTGACCAAAAACAGAAGGCGTAAACCATGGGTATCGTCGTCTTCAACGTGGCGGGCTTTCGCGCTCGCTATCCGGAGTTTTCTTCTGTATCAGACGAGCTGCTTCAGGCCTACTTTGATGAGGCGACGATCTACCTCAACAACACCGAATGCAGTCCTGCGCGAGACCTTGCGAAGCGCGCATTGCTGCTGAATATGCTGGTTGCCCATATCGCCGCGATGAATAGCGGCGTCAATGGCGCGGAATCCTCGCCTCTGGTAGGCAGAATCAACAGTGCGACCGAGGGATCAGTCTCGGTGACCACTGACATGGGCGCCGTCTCAGGCTCTGCCGCGTGGTTCATGCAGACCAAATACGGCGCGGCATACTGGCAAGCCACAGTCAACCTGCGGTCGTTCCGTTACATTCCTGGTCGCTCTTATCCAGCGCGAGGGTATTGAAATGGCTGATGGCTCATTTCACGGCGGCGAGGCGCTTCAGAAGTACCTGGACAACATCGCCAAGAATCTGACCAAGGGCGATGCGCTCAAGGTCGGCTTTCTGGAAAACGCCACGTACCCGGACGGCACACCGGTTGCCATGGTCGCCGCAGTGAACGAGTTCGGCGGCACGATTGAAATTCCCGAGCGCACGCAGGACCTGCATTTCAAATACAACGACCGAACTGACGAGATCAGTCATCGCTTTGCTCGCAAGGACAAGTCGAATTTCGTGCAGACGGTGACTATACCGGCGCACAAGATCACTGTTCCGCCCAGACCGTACTTCCGCAACATGATTACGGCGAAGTCTCCCGCATGGGGTTCTGAAATGTCCAGGCTGATGAGGGCCAATGAATACGACGCGGGAGTGACTCTTGCTCAGATGGGGGAGCGGATCAAGGGCCAGCTTCAGCAGTCGATAGTCGACCTTAAAGACCCGCCAAACAAGGCTTCGACGCTTAGGCAGAAAGCTGGCTCAAACCCATTGGTCGACACCGGCCACATGCTGAATTCAGTCGATTACGAAGTGGGTGAAGAATGAATCTGCACGGGATTGTCAGTGGAGCTATCGGCGCAATCAACCCCTTCATCGCTGGCACGATGAAAATCAGCACCGGTTACACGACTTCGCCATCAGGCACGCGCACGCCGACCTATAGCACCTTGGAGGTCAGCGTGCAGATGCAAGCCATGGGTTACAAGGACTTGCAGCAGATCGACGGACTGAACCTGCAAGGCGTACTGAAGGCCGTCTACGTGAAAGGTAATTTCAACGGCGTGAACCGACCCAAACAGCAGGGCGGCGACATGCTGATCATTGGCACCGAAACCTGGCTCATCGTCCAGCCACTGGAAGAGTGGTCGGACTGGTGCAAGTTCGTCGTGAACCTGCAGGTGCCCAAGACATGATCACGACCAGCGTCACCGAAGAAGACCTACTGGCCGCCTTGCGCGGTTTTTTATTGCCTGTCGTTGGGGGTGAGGTCATCCAATCGCAGGACAACGGCGTGCCAATGCCCGCTGGCCCGTTCACGACCATGACCACGATTCGCCTCGAAGGCCTGTCCACGAACAAAGAGATCTGGGCCGACACGGGCGATTCAGCCACCAGCGCCATCAAGAACACCCGATCCAGCCAGTGGACGGTCCAGATCGACGTTTATGGCGATGGCGCCATGGACCGAGCCAACACCGCCGCCGCGCTGGCCCGCACCGATTACGCCTGCATGCAGTTTGCCGCCGCCTCCATCGAGATCCAGCCGCTGTATGCAGGTGAGCCGCACCAGACAACGATGATCAACGGCGAGCAGCAGTACGAGCAGCGCTGGACGTTCGACTTCGCCGCCCAGTTCAACCCGGTCATCACGACTCCCATGCAGTACGCCGAAGAGCTTCACATCGGAATGGCCGAAGTGGCCGCCACCTTTCCACCCGAGGATTGACTCAATGACCATCCCCGTTTCACAGATTGTCCAGGTCAATCCTGGCGTGCTGGCTGCCGCTGGCGCCGCTGTAGATCTAAATGGCCTGATTCTGACGCAGAGCACCTATGCGCCAGTCGGGACTGTGCCCGGCTTCGCACTGCCTGATGATGTTGCCGCCTACTTCGGCGGCGCTTCGGTAGAGAAGGCCCTGGCTGATATCTACTTCAGCGGCTATGAAAACAGCACCAAAAACCCAGGCCTTTTGTACTTCGCCCAGTATCCAGTAGCCCCAGTCGCCGCATATCTGCGAAGCGGATCGCTAGCCTCGATGAGCCTGGAGCAACTCAAAGCCCTGACCGGTTCGCTCAACGTGACCGCCGATGGCGTGGTGAAGACTGCTGCGAGCATCGACCTGTCGACCGCCACAAGCTTCAGCTCGGCAGCCGCCATAATCGCAACCGCGCTGGCGCTTCCCGTCACCTACGATGCGATCAAATCGGCGTTCGTGATCACCTCGAGCACCTCGGGCGCAGCGTCGACTATCTCGTTCGCATCCGGCACTATTGCAGCCGGCTTGCTGCTGACCAGCGCTACCGGAGCCGTAACATCTCAGGGCGCCATTGCCAGCGTTCAGGGTCAGTTCATGGACGCGCTGATCCAAGTGACGCAGAACTGGGCTGGCTTCACTACTGCCTGGGAGCCAGTTACCGCCGACAAAATCTTGTTCTCGGCCTGGACCAACAGCAAGGGCGACCGCTACGTGTATGCTGGCTGGGACAGTGATATCAATGCCAAGGCTGCCGGCAACACAACGACCTGGGGCTACTACCTGCAATCGACAAAATCGAGCGGCAGTATTCCGATCTTCGGTGATGCCACGCATGCGGTATTTGCGCTGTCGTACATGGCCTGCCTTGACTTCGACCGTCTTAATGGTCGTGCAACCCTTGCATTCCGCTCTCAGTCCGGCCTGTCTGCATCCGTCACCAACGCTACAGACTCTTCGAGCCTGATCACTAACGGTTACAACTTCTACGGCGCCTACGCCACCGCGAAGGATGGCTACGTGTTCATGTATCCTGGCTCGGTGTCGGGCAAGTGGTTGTGGGCGGATTCGTATGCCAACGAAATCTGGCTCAACGCCAATCTACAAAAGGCCATGATCTCGCTTCTGCAGGCAATCGGCTCGATCCCGTACAGCGCTGACGGCTATGCATTAGTTGAGGCTGCTTGCGCCGATCCGCTTAATGCCGCCGTGAACTTCGGCGCGATCCGCATCGGCACGACGCTCTCGGCTGCTCAGATTGCAGAGATCCAGAATGCTGTCGGCTCAGATGTCAGTGGCACGATAATCGCAAAGGGCTATTACCTGCAGATCGTTCCAGCCACTGCCGCGATCCGCTCGGCACGCACCAGCCCGTCGATGACGCTGTACTACGCCGACGGCGGCAGCATCCAGAAATTGACCCTCGCGTCGATTGAAATTCAATAAGGGGATTCGCAATGTCGACTATTACTTCAGCGAACTCCGTATTCGCCCTAGCAGTCACCAACCTTTTCCCGTTCCCGCAGAGCATTCAGGGCTACGCATCTGACTCCATGTTTGCCATGGACGCCCTGGACATCGCTGAAACTGTTATGGGTGTGGACGGCAAGCTATCGGCGGGCTTCATCTTTAACTCTTCGAAACAGACGGTATCGATCATGCCGGACTCCCCATCACTGGCGGTGTTCTCGACCTGGCACAGCACCATGCAGACGGCTCGCGATGTCTACCGGGCGAACGGAACAATCATCCTCCCCTCCATCGGCAAGAAGTACACGCTGAAAAATGGGGTACTGACCAGCGGCAAATCCATGCCGGATGCGAAGAAAACCCTGCAGCCGGTCGAGTACAAAATCACCTGGGAACGGGTAACTAGCGAAGACTACAACGGATAAGGCGCCCAACAATGGCTCGTAAAGTTTCGCAATACACGGTGCAAAATGAAGGCCGCGACCTCGGCAAAACCTTCCAAATTACCGAGATGCCCAGCGGCCAGGCTGAGGAGTGGGCCTTGCGCGCGTTTCTGGCAATGATCAAGGAGGGCATCGAACTGCCTGACGACTTCATGGGTGCCGGGATGGCCGGATTGGCCCGCATGGGCTTCACATTCGTCGGGAAACTGCCATTCGACACGGCAAAGCTGCTGCTCGATGAGATGTTTCAGTGCGTGCAGATCATGCCGAACCCGAATGACAAGAGCGTTGTCCGCAACCTGATCGCCGACGACATCGAGGAAGTGGCCACGCGCGTCAAGTTGCGCCTGGCCATCTGGAAACTTCACGTGGATTTTTCAAAAGCCGTCGCGCCCTCGACCTCGGCCCAAGCGTAGGCGGCAATCGTCCCTACGGTTTAGTTGAGTACCTGAACGTCCCCCGCACTATCGCGACTTGCGTGTCTTCCCGTCTGGCAACGCTGCACGAACTTGACACCGTTTACGGCCTTGAGGACATGTGGCGACTGCTTGAGGTGAACACGGTGGACACTCATAACGCCAATATCGCGAACAAGCCCAAGGAATAGCCGTGGCCAACATTATTGATGCGCTGGTCGTCACCCTTGGCCTTGATTCGAGCAATTACCAGAAAGGCCAAAAGGAAGTCGACGAGGGCCTTGACAAGCTCAAGGAGAACGCAGGCTCTACCGCCAAGGAAATGGAACTGCGCGGCAAGCAGGCTGCCGTGTTCGTCAGCGCGATCAAGACCGAACTGATCGGCTTGTTCGCCCTGGTTACAGCCGGCAAGGGGCTGACCAGCTTCATCTCTGATTCGATCTCTGGCACCGCAGCTCTCGGTCGGTTCGCGGCGAACCTGAATATGTCAGCGCGCGACTTGGACGGCTGGGGCAAGGCTGCTGAGTTGTTCGGTGGCACCGCCGAGGGTGTGCGCGGGTCGCTACAGAATATTGCGGGTGGTATCCAGCAGTTCGCCCTGACCGGTGAATCGGAACTGATTCCTATCTTCCGTTCGTTGGGCGTCGCTGTATCCGACAGTTCGGGAAAGGTCCGCGATTACCGCGAGATCATGCTCGACGTCGCCGACAAGTTCAAAGGCATGTCGGGTCAGGAGGCGCTGAGCTTTGGCAAGATGCTCGGCCTGGACGACGGCACCATCACGCTGCTGCGTAAAGGGAGGCAGGCGGTCGAGGACGTCGTTGCGCAGACGACCAAGGCATCTGGCGTCACACAGCAGAGCGTCGAGGCCTCGCAGCGCGTTCAGCGAGAACTGGCCCTGGTGCGCCAGCAGTTCGAGGGCGTCGGCCAATCTATTTACGAATCGCTCGGCCCTGCCCTGGAGATGCTTTCGGGCGATCTCGGCAAGTTCTCTACGTGGGTTTCCGAGCACCGGGAGGAGATTCAGGGCTTTTTTACTGGCCTGGTTACTGCTGTCGAGAAGCTTGCGAAGGTCTTTCGAGAGCTGGACACAGCCACCGACGGCAACAGCACAAAAATCATTGCCGCGACATCGGCGCTGTGGCTGCTCAGCTCTGCCCTGGGCGCGGTCGGCGCCGGCATGAAAGGGATTATTGGGCTCGGCGCAAGCTTCGGCTCGACATTGGCCCTGACCGGTGCCGGGTATGCAGGATGGAGGGCTGGCGAGCAAATCAACGAGCGCCTTAGCGCAGGCACGAAAGACACCATCGGCTCTCTGGTCGCTCACATCGCAGCGCTCCTTGGTGTCAAGGAAGCGCAGGATGCGATTAAGATCAATGAGGGCTTGGCCGTTCCCGGCGAAAGCTCTGTATCTACCGGCACAGTTTATCGAGCGGGCGACAAGACCCTGCCGCGCGGCGTGCGCAACAATAATCCCGGCAACCTAAACTTCGCCGGCCAGAACGGCGCCACTAAGGAAGAAGGACCGAACGGACGCTTCGCCAAGTTCTCAACCATGGAAGAGGGCGTGGGCGCGCTGGTCAAGCAGCTCAGGCGCTACGAGGATCGCGGCGACGATACATTGCGCGCGATCATCAACAAATACGCACCGTCAAGCGAGAACAACACCGGGGCGTACATGAGTACCCTGTCCAAGCAACTCGGTGTTGGGTATGACCAAAAACTGGACCAAAACGACACAAAGCAGTTGATGGCTCTCGTCAAAGGCATCATCAACCACGAAAACGGCTCAGGCTACGTCAGTGACAGCCAGATCAGTGCCGGGGTGCGGTTGGGGGCACGGGCTCGCGCCTCAACTACTAACAACACAGCAAGCACCAGCACCTCGGAAACCACTATCGGCAAGATCGAGATTCACACGCAGGCAACAGACGCCCAAGGCATTGCCAGGGATATCGCGCCAGCACTCGGAAATAGTCTCGCTAATCAAGCAGCAACGGGGGATAGCTGATGTCGCTGATCGACTTTCCAAACGTTCCTCCACTCACTGGCGTGCCGGATCTTCGCCGCAGCGGGTTCGGTATAGCCTCACAGTCCGGCCTGCTGGGAAAGCTGCAGGGGCTGGATTATTTCGGCCTGCTGGACGGCCTGCTCAACCCGGTATGGATGATTATCGACGAGAACGGAAAACCGATTATCACTCCAGATTCGGTAGTAGCGTTTGAGTACAAAGGCGAATCGCGGCTGGCTGGATATCCGATGGAGAAGGGCTCGTTCTCAACCTACAACAAGGTACAGATGCCGTTCGATGCAAGGATGCGGGTTACCTGTGGCGGCAATGGGAAAATGGATCGCTCCGCGTTCCTGGCGACACTTGAGTATCTGAAAGCCTCACTCGATCTGTGCACCATCGTTACGCCAGATCTCTCCTACCAGAGCGTAAACCTTGAGGACTTCGACTACCGGCGCACGGCCACCAATGGTGTAACGCTGATCACAGCAGACCTGATGTTCAAAGAGGTCAGGGAAACCGCCAGCGTTGTGTTCGGTCCGGCAGCTCAGCCGTCAGGCGCAGATACAGCAAGCACCGGAACGGTGAGCCCGGCCAATCCTGCTCCGGCAGTTACCGGCGCTTACAGCTCTCAAGCCAGAATTGATCAACTCAAAGCTGCATTTCCCAATGCAACATTCACTACTACGCCGCCTGGTGGCTTATGAAAGTTGTTCCTCTTTCGGCAACGCCATCGCAGACTTTTGCGGCGGTGCTTGGCGGTCAGAACTGCACATTCAGGATCTACCAAAAATCCACAGGCATGTTTCTGGATCTGTCCATCGATCAGACGAAAATCCTCACGGGGGTGCTGTGCCTAAATCTGGTCAACATCGTCCAGCAGGAATATCTGGGGTTTGTCGGCGGCCTGTTCTTTATGGACATCCAGGGTTTCGACGATCCGCAGTTTGCGGGCCTCGGAAATCGCTGGGTGTTGATGTATCTTGAGTCTTCAGACCTTTAAGCATCAGGGATAGACATGAAAAAGAACGCTGCGATCTTGGTGATCGGCCTGGCTTTGTCGGGTTTAGCTTTTTCTGCGAGCTTCGACTGTAAGTTAGCCAAGTCAAAATCAGAGATTTTAATCTGCGGAGTACCAGAGCTATCTAAGGCTGATGATGAACTTTATATCCTGTACAAAAAAGCCTTTCTGGTATCTCCAGACAAGGACCAATTCAAAAAAGAGTCTAGATCTGCTTGGACAGAAAGAGAAAAAACGTGCATCGATCAAGAATGCTTAGAAAACTGGTTTTTTCGAAGAAAAATTGCATTACTTTCTGTTGTTGGTGACTCTGATTCTAAGTTAGTGAACGAAGATGGAGATACTGATAAAAAATTGAATATTGATCAAGAATCATATTCTCGCCTCAAAGATCAAATTCAGCAGGCTCTAAAAGATCCCGATAAAGTTAAGGTTGTGGAGTGCATGGGGGTCAAGGTTTACGAGGACCCTCAGCCACTCGGCCACCCGCCAAGCGATGCGGAATGTGGCGCTATAAATGCTAAAGCGACTGACGGTTCAGGCCCCGGCCCAACGCTACTACAAGCTAGTTCTGCAGAAATATGCAGAAAGCAAGGGACGGTCATCATGTCTGCTTATGAGGCATATCGAGCAGGATTCCCCGAGTCACAAACGGCAGGCGCGCTTAGCGAAATGCAAACAACTGACACCGCCAGATTATGGGTGTCGAAAGTGGTCGAGGCCATTTATGCAGACAGGCTAAGCGCTCATGTCGACACTGGCGAGGCGTATCGCCAATATCAAGTTGAATGCTCGCAGAATAAGAACCTAAACACCATAATCGTCAGACTCCCGAGAGGATCTGCTGGCGATTAACGAGGTAGTCCAATGTCGTTTAAGTCCCGAGAGATTGATGTCTCATTCCAGATCCCAAAAAACGAAAACGGGGATGGCGAAGACAAAACCTTCAGCTACTCGGGGCTTAGGTGTGAGGCGTCCATCAATAATATCGCCGGAGCATCGCTGAACTCTTTGCAATTTAGGGTTTTCGGGATGTCTCAAAACGTTATGAATGAGCTATCCACGCTAGGAATGAAAATAACGACTACACGAAAAAATATAATAACAGTAGCTGCTAGCAATGATTCTGGAGGAAAGTATCAGGTATTTCAGGGAACAATTTCAGACGCATGGATAGATTACCGAGGCGCTCCCGAGATTTCATTCAATGTAGTGGCGCTAGCCGGATACTACGAACAAATCAAAGCAATTGCCGTGAACAGCTTCAAAGGACCAACCGACGTAGCGACTATTATCGGATCACTCGCAAAATCTATGGGCTTTGCGTTCACTGACAACGGTGTTACAGAGAAGCTTGAGAGCCCGTATTTCGCTGGGTCAGCAATAAGCCAAATGAAGGACTGCGCAAGGCATGCCGGTATTTCTTATGACATTAGTAATGGTTCGGTGCAGATATGGCCAAGCGGTGGCAGCCGAGATTCAGTTTCATTCCTGGTTGCGCCGGGAAAAGGGTTAGTCGGCTACCCTATATTCTCCAAAACCGGGATAGCCATACAGACAGAATTCAACCCTGATATTTTGATTGGTCGGCGCATCGAGGTTCAAAGCTCCATACCGCAAGCCTGTAAAAAAGACTGGTACTGCCAAGTAGCAAGGCATGAAATCTCATCCCAGGTGCCGAACGGTCCTTGGTTCACCTATGCGCAGCTTGCAGGAGAAGGTGTTCATGTCATCACAGGTGCAGCCTAATGATGGCGCCTCGGGGTTACTGAACCTAGTAGCTGGCGCGTCGGATTATGAAGACCAATATTTCCTCATTGGGCAAATGCTTGCCAGGGTCAGAACAACCACCCTAGTCCAAGTCATCAGTTGCACCAACGACGGCGGCGTTTCTCCTGTCGGGCTCGTTGACGTTAAGGTCCTCGTCCAGCGGATGGACGGCGCGGGCAATGTGATCGATGCAGGCACTGTCCACAACGTCCCGTACTTCAGGGTTCAGGGCGGCACGAACGCGATCATCATGGATCCGCAGCCTGGCGACATTGGTTTGGCCTGCATCTCGGACCGAGACATTTCGGCAATCAAGGCCAGTAAGACGGCGGCGGCTCCGGGATCGGTTCGGCGCCACGACATGGCAGATGCGCTCTATATAGGCGGCGTCCTCAATGGCGCACCAGCTCAGTACATCCAATTCACTGACGCAGGGATAAAGCTGGTATCGCCCACAAAGGTGACTATCGAAGCTCCGTCTGGCGCATTCAACATCAATGATATGGAAATCACTGGTGCGACCCTGAAACACAACGGGGTAAACATCGGATCGACGCACACCCACGGCGGCGTGCTTACCGGCCCCGCGCATACGCTTACGCCTGATCCGTAGCGGCAAGCAATTCAAGTATCCGGCCATGAGCCGGTTTTTTAATGCCCGGAAAAAGGCCAAGCCATGCCGAACACACTGCTGCTCGACCAGACAGCCTGGGACTTGATCCTCGATGCGTCGGGAAATATCGCGCTCGCTGGCGAGCCGTATTCGATTGCCCAAGACGTGGCCAGCGCCGTGCGCACCTTTGTCGGTGAATGTTGGTACGACGTATCGCAAGGCCTGCCGTACTTCCAAAATGTCCTTGGCCAGCTACCGCCGCCATCGTTCCTGCGCAAGAAGATCACCGACGCCGCCATGACCGTTCCCAGCGTAGTCAGCGTCGAGGTGGTGTTTGTGACGTTTGAGGATCGCAAGCTTTCCGGGCAAATCAAGATCATCGACACAACCGGCATCGAGTCTGGAGTGACTTTCTAATGACGATCACAACTAGCGTGCCAAGCGTCATCATTGACGGCACCGGGATCACACTGCCTGAAGAGTCGGCGATCCTGGCTGGCGTACAAGCCGATATCAATACGGCTTTCGGCGGCGGCGTCAATCCGGGGCTGAGCACGCCGCAGGGCCAGCTCGCGCAAAGCCTTACCGCCATTGTTGGCGAGAAGAACGACCGAATCGCAGAAGTTGTGAATTTGGTCGACCCGGATAAGTCTTCGGGACGCTGGCAAGACGCTATTGCGCGCATTTATTTTATTGACCGCAATCCGGCAGCGGGCACAGTAGTCACCGGAACCTGCACCGGCCTGGTAGGAACTGTAATTCCTGCAGGATCGCTAGCGCAGGACGTCAATGGCTATCTGTACGCCAGCGTGGCCGATGGCACGATCTCTGCGACCGGTACCGCGCTCATCGACTTTCAGTGCGTCACTGTCGGGCCGATCGCATGTCCTCCTGGCGCGCTGTCCCGCGTCTACCAGCAGGTCACTGGCTGGGACACGATCACCAACGTTTCTGTGGGCACCGAAGGGGTGCTGGTTGAGAGCCGGGCCGACTTCGAGTTTCGCCGCAAGAATTCAGTAGCGGGCAACGCAGTCAACTCCACGCAGTCGGTCTATGCGGCCGTGCTGGCGGTTGATGGCGTGCTCGATGCATATGTGTTTGACAACCCCAAAGGCGTCACGGTCAACACCGGATCGACTAACTACCCGGTTGTTGCCCACTCAATCTACGTTGCGGTTGCTGGCGGAAATGCGACAGACATAGCCATGGCGATCTGGAGCAAAAAGCCAAACGGATGCGACTACAACGGCACGACTAGCGCAGTAATCAACGATATGAACTACTCGCCGCCGCGCCCCGCCTATACGGTTACATGGGTAACTCCAACTGCGGCGCCGATATTCTTCACCGTCGAGATCGCCAACAACGCCGCGCTTCCTTCGAACATCATCCAGATGGTTAGGGATGCCATTGTCGCAGCTTTCAACGGCGCCGATGGCGGCCAGCGCGCGCGCATTGCCTCGTCTATCTACGCCGGTCGCTTCTACGCCGGAGTATCGGCGGCCAACTCAAACGTGCAAATCCTCGCGATTTTGCTCGGAACAACGTCGCCTGGCACAGCTACTTCAGTGCTGATGGGTATTGACCAGCGTCCGACCCTGGACCCGGCCAACATCAACGTGACTTTGGTGTAAGTCATGGAAAACTACAAAGACACGATTCTCAGTCAGTATGCAAACTCGCCGACGATTACGGCGATGATTGATGCCTTCAACCAGTGGATCGACCCCTCAGCCGATATCGACAACTTCTACAGCGTGGTGTGGAACGTCAACACCGCCGTGGGTTTTGGCCTGGATATCTGGGGGAAGATCGTCAACGTTTCCCGCGAATTGCAGATCAGCAACACGCCGGCCTATCTAGGGTTCGACGAGGCATTTACGGTGCCAACGGCAGCTACGGGCGCCCAGCCATTCGGGCAGGCGCCCATGTACAACGGGCCGCTGGCGACTACTACTTACACGCTGGCCGATGACGCTTACCGCAAGCTGATTATGGTCAAGGCGCTGGCTAATATCACTGACTGCACATCGCCTTCTCTGAATGCGCTGTTGCGGTACTTGTTCGCTGGAGAGGGGCGGTGTTACGTCGTCGACACGGGCGGCATGCAAATGCGTTACGTCTTCGAGTTCACGCTCTCTCCAGTCGATCTGGCAATCATGCTCAATTCTGGCGCCATACCGCGTTCAGCCGGCGTTCTCGTTTCTGTTATGCAACTTGACCCCGCCACCACTTTCGGCTTTGCCGAAGCATCCCTGCAGCCATTCGGCCAGGGCGTCTTCTTTTCCAGTTCGGGAATTCAAAATGCAAATTAGCGGCCTTCCCACTCGCGTATCCGTGCCTTTTGCCACTGGCGGCGCAAAGAACGTAATCCCTGTGACCGCAAGTCCAACCCCCGGACTCGCATCGTACACCACCGGATTTCCGGCGCTGACGATGACACCAATCGTCTCGGGGGGTATTCCGCCAACCGGTCAGGACTTCAACGGAATCTTGAACGCGATCACCGTTGCAGTTCAGTGGAACAATGCTGGCGGCCAATATCCATACGATTCTGGATTCTCAACTGCGGTCGGCGGATATCCAAAAGGAGCGCTACTGGCTCGGGCTGGCTTCGACGGGGTTTGGCTCAACCAGATAGATAACAACACGAGCAATCCCGATACAGGCGGCGCCAACTGGGCTTCAATTTCGTTTCAGGGCGCAGATTACGGCATTGACTCCGGCACGGCGAACGCCTATGCCGTGACGTATTCACCAGCGATTGTTTCGGTGAGGGACGGGCAGACTCTCAAGTTCAAGGCCTTGAACGCAAATACCGGAGCCAGCACCTTCAGTCCCAACGGGCTGGCAGCGGCGCCAGTTTTGGGTGGGGCTCATGCCGCGCTTCAGGGCGGCGAGATAATCCCGAGCGGCGATGTTTGGGTGCAGTGGAACAGCTCCATCGGCGCTGGCTCGTGGATATTGATCGACAGTACAGGCGGAGCAAATCAGGTCGCGCCCGCTACAAAGAGCCAGCAAGCAGTCAGCGCCGGGCAGATTCAAGCTCAGTCTCTCACCGCATTCACCACCACCGGCACCGCCCCATCATTCACACTAACACCTTCTCCCGCTATCACTGCGTATGCAGTCAACCAGCGGTTCCAGGTGAAGTTTCATGCAGATGGCGCAGGGTCTGACACGATCAACGTTTCCGGCTTGGGGGCGAAGAATCTCAAGCAGTACGATTCCAGTGGCAACAAAATCTCGGCAGTGATTCAGGGGCAGTTGACGGATGTTGTATATGACGGAACTGATTTCGTCATGCTTGATGCGTTACCGGGAAACTCACAGGCTACTGAGACTGTGCTCGGCAGCGTTAAAATCGCAACCCAGGTCCTAGTCAACGCAGGACTGAACGACATGGATGCTGTCACCTCGCTTAAGCTTGCGCAGAAGGATGCGTATGAAACGGTGGTTTCCGACTGGACGAATATAAGCATTGGCGGACAGATTGTGGTCAATCACCCATGGGGGGTTATCCCGCAGCTGGCGACCTTGGAAATGAAGTGCATTGTGGCGAGCAACGGGTACGCCGTGGGCCAGGAGTTTCCAGTTTCTATGCATGGCAGCGCTGATGGCGGATCTAGCTCTACAAGCTCACCGACTGGCGTCTATTGGACGACTACGCAGGTCACTGCGCGGATGGGCGCGGCCAGCCCGATGATTATCGCCAATCCAACCAGCGGAGTATCTGTCGTCACAGGAGCGGGAGCAAACTTCCAAATTCGTCTGAGGGTTAAAAAATGACCGAAATTAATGAAAACCAAGAAACGCCGTTCTGCAAGCTTTGCATGACACCAGACGGATCGTACCTGGGCATGTTTTGCGGCGGCGATCCTGCCGTAGATTGGATTATCGCTCCGTCCACGCCACCAGACTCTCGTCAAAAGTGGGACTTTGTAAATGAGGCGTGGCTGCCTGTAGTGCTAACGAACGCCGAACTTTTGGAACACAACTCCAAACTGCTTTCCAATCTCACCGGCGAAGCTATCGCACAGCGAACGGCGCTGACAAATCGCGTAGCAACCATCAAAAGCGCCATTCGCCTGGACATTGCGGAGGCCGCAGAAGTTGCAGAGCTTCCCGTGCGGGAAGACCAACTGGTGTCGTGGGAGAAATATGTGATTTACCTCGGGCGAGTTACACAACAGCCTGGTTTTCCAGCTTCTATTGATTGGCCATCTCCACCAGATCCAGCCCCAATTCCCTGAAAGCAAATGGCCGCCGAGTGCGGTTTTTTAGTCTGGAGAAACGCATGCCGATCACAGAGCAGCA